ATGAACACACCGATCCCCGCGCAGGATGTGAGCCCCGAAACGGGCGCGATCTCCCGGTCCTGCATCCTCGCCCTCGACCTTGGCACCACGGCCGGCTGGGCGCCTTGCGAACCGGCAACAACGGCCGCCGCAGTCGAATGGCGGATCATCCCCGATTGGCCCGCATACGAGGTGTCATCCGAAGGGCGGGTTCGCAGGATGCGGCAGTCCAAGGGCGCGAAAGCGGGCCGCGTCCTCCGCCCTTCGCTCAACATGCAGACCGGGTATGTCTCGGTCTGCCTTTGCGAGCGTCCGAGATCGAAGCGCATCGACGTTCACCGTCTCGTTGCCCTGACATTTCTGGGCCGCCCGCCCTCCGCGCATCATCTTGTCGCGCACAATGATGGCGATCGTACCAACAACGCCGTTGGCAATCTGCGATGGGCAACGCAGGCCGAAAACCTTGCCGACTGCACGTTGCACGGCACCGCCTTGAAGGGCTCGAGGAACCCCGCGTCCGTCATCACAGAGATCGACGTTCGCGCAATCCGTCGAATGAAGATCGCCGGAATTCCACGACCATTGATCGCCGAGGGCTACGGTCTCCATAAGCGTTCGGTGTTCAAGATCCTCGCGCGGTCCAGCTGGGAGCACGTACGATGAGCATCTTGGCTTTGGACCTTGGTACGCGGACTGGATGGGCGCTTCTAACGCGTGATCGGGCAATCACGAGCGGCGTCGTCGACTTCAGGCAGGACCGATGGCAGGGCGGCGGTATGCGCTTTCTGCGCTTCCGGGGCTGGCTGGACGAAGTCCATCGACTCTCCGGCGGTTTCGAACAGCTGATCTACGAGCAGGTTCGCCGGCATGCGGGGACAGACGCCTCCCATCTCTACGGAGGCTGGTTGGCAATTCTTGAGGTTTGGTGTGAGCAAAACTCCATAGCCTATGCCGGCGTACCGGTCGGCACCATCAAGCGCCACGCCACCGGCAAGGGCAACGCACCGAAGGAGGCGATGATCGCGGCGGCACGCGCCCGGGGCTTCAGCCCCGCGGATGACAACGAGGCCGACGCGATCGCCATCCTGCTCTGGGCGCTGGAGACCCGGGGAGGTGTGCAATGAGCGGCATGCGGTTCACGCCGAAGGGCTATGGCGGGCGTCGCCGCGACCCGGAGCAGGTCAAGCGCGAGGGGTGGCACGAACAGCGCATGCTGGCGGTCTCGCTGGACGACCAGCGTCTCACCTGGCCGGAGCGTGAGTTGATCCGTCAACTCGGGGACAAGCTCTACGGAAAGCGACAGGAGGACGGGTCTCATGCGTGAATGGACAACTGCCCGCGTTCAGGACCGCCTCGAAATGGCCGCCGACGTGTTCGCGCAACTGCCCGCAGTGAAGCCGCAGGGCCCCTTCAACGCCTGGCCCGAGTACTTCCACAGCTTCGCCGATCAGGTCGGCCAGCAGCCGCAGATGCGTCGGCCTAGGCCTGGCCCGCGGCAGATCACGCAGGCCGAGGAGGCCATGCTCTGGCTGCGGTGGCTCGAGAAGGACGACGCACGGATCGTCTGGCTGCGCGCGAACCGGACACCGTGGAAACCCATCTGTTGGGAGCTCGGCATAAGCCGGGCCACGGCGAACCGGCGCTGGCAGTACGGGATCGCGGTCATCGTCTGGCGGTTGAATTGGAGGCAGGTGCCTAGGAAGCGGTCGATGGAGTTCGTGGTGGCGGCAACGAACTGAACGGGTTTTATTGAAGTTGGGATGCGAAACTTGAATAGGCGTGCTGAGCTATTCAAGGCTCAAACGGGTTCAGCACGTCCACGTCGAGCCCTGCAACATCGGCCCCGTTGCGGGTTACCAGCGTCAGACCGTTGACCTTGGCTGTCGCTGCCAGCAGCGCGTCAATAACCGGCACTGGACGGATCGCGTTCATCCGGCCCCATTCCTCCGCGACGGCCGTGTCGACGGGTAGCACCCTGTCGCCGAAACCCGCAATCACGTCGCCGAGCCATGCCTCGAGCGCCTCGGCCTTCCGGGGATCGCGGCGGCGCACCAGTTCTACGCCCTTGCGGATTTCGCCCAAAACCAATGCGCTGAGCCACAGGTCATCCTCGGCCACGCCCGCCCACCAGGTGGCAACTGCTGGGTCGCACCTCTCGCCCTTGCGCACTTCGGAAATGATGTTCGTGTCGATCAGGTAGCTCACAGGGAGACATCGCGCCCGAAATCGCGGGGACGGTCGAGATCGATCCCGTCGAGCGGCGCCGAGGCGATGAGCGCTTTGAGCCCACCCGCGCGGGGCATCGCGATCTTCTCGCGAAGTATAGCGCGCGTCTCGCTCTCGCGTGCGGGATCGCCCAAGGCGGTGGCGACGTCCCGGACGAGGGCAGCGTCTTCCTTGCGGACCTGAACTTCCACGCGCACGAAGCCCTGCTGCTGACGGCGCTTGCGCCACTGGGTGACGGGAGACGGATCGGTGCTGGCCATGTTGCCCTCCATTACCGGAAATACTACCGGAAAGATGAGTGCGCGGCAACAGGCTTCAAGATCGCGCTGTCAAGTCCGAACGCACCTGCGAGACAATTTCTTGCGAGACACCGCAAGACGAGACGGATCGCCCTTTTAACGGTATCCATGGCGATATACTCGCTCTCGTGCGCTCAGGCGAACCGCCGTTCATCCTGCGGTGGACACCGGGGCTGGTTTCCGGGGTCCAGCGGGGGTCCAGGCCGCCAAGTTATTGTTTTCCGGTTCCTTTTCGGGCAAAACGTATGCTGGCGGGCGAAGCGCGACGCTTTCCCAGTGACGCCCCCGAAAACAGCCGTTTCGTTTCGTTTTGCCGAATTCGTCAATGAAATCAGCCCCTGACGGTCTGAACACACCCGCCTGAAACGAAATGGGGGGCAGGGGGGCATTTCGCTTTCGCGGGCCGCCGTTTCGTTTTCCGCGCCGCCCCGTTTCGCGTCAGCGCCCACATCAGGACATTTCGATGGACGTGATCGACCTGCCGCTTGCGCAGATCATTCCCTATGCGCGCAACCCGCGGCGGAACGACAAGGCCATTGCCACGGTGGCGGCCTCGATTGCCGAGTTTGGCTGGCGCCAGCCGATCGTGGTCGATGAGCAGATGGTCGTGCTGGCCGGGCACACGCGGCTGGAGGCGGCACGTCAACTCGGCCTTGAAACCGCTCCGGTGCACGTTGCCAAGGGCTTGAGCGAAGCACAGGCCCGCGCCTACCGGTTGATGGACAACCGTTCGGGCGAGAACGCTGAATGGGAAGAGGCGCTACTTGGCCTGGAACTGGGCGATCTTCTAGAAGCGGAATTCAATCTTGAACTGACCGGGTTTTCGGATGGGGAACTGGATCGCTTGCTGGCCGAAGCGGTTGCAGGCCTTGATGGTGACGCCGGGGGCTCCGTGCCGCCGGTGACCATCCCCGAACCACCGCGCGACCCGGCCTCGCGGACGGGCGATCTCTGGATCCTCGGAGATCATCGATTGCTGTGCGGTGACAGCACCAGCGCGGCCGATGTGCGCCGCCTGATGAACGGCGAGCGGGCGATCCTGTTCGCCACCGACCCACCGTATCTCGTCGACTACGACGGCTCGAACCACCCGACCCGGAACAAGGACTGGTCGGCGTCCTACGGCACGACATGGGACGACAGTTCGCAGGGCGCGGAACTCTACGACGGCTTCATCGCTGCAGCCGTGGCCGAGGCCATCGCCGAGGACGCCGCATGGTACTGCTGGCACGCCTCGCGCCGCCAGGCGATGCTGGAGGCTTGCTGGGAGAAGGCGGGCGCCTTCGTGCATCAGCAGATCATCTGGGTGAAAGATCGCGGCGTCCTGACCCGGTCCCACTACCTCTGGAAGCACGAGCCCTGTTTCATGGGCTGGCGCCGCCCGAACCGTCCGCCGAAGGTGGCCGAGGAAACGCTGCCATCGACATGGACGCTGCCGAGTTTCGCCAAGGATGACCGGCCCGACCACCCGACGCCGAAACCGCTCGACGCCTTCGGCATCCCGATGCGCCAGCATGTGGCGCGGGGTGGGCTCTGCTACGAGCCGTTCTCGGGCTCCGGGTCGCAGATCATGGCGGGCGAGGCCAATGGCCGACGGGTCTTCGCGCTGTGCGGCAGCGCTGAGGATGATGGCTTGGGTGTCGGAAAGCATGGGTCTCGGGTCTCCGTATTCAGGCCCGCGTCATGCAGCGCCTTCTACGACCCCGAGCCGCGCAGGGCGCGCGGCGGGAGTTCCGGCAGCGCCGGAGATCAGCGGGCGTGCTCGCCCTCGCCGAAGGCGCTGTCGGTGATGCGCTTCAGAAGGCTCGCGTAGTGCTCGAGGGTGCCGACCATCGCCCAGCCCGCCTCGTCGGGGGCGCAGTTGAAATGGTCGTCGCTGAGGGTCTGCAGCCGGGCGAGCATCTCGTCGATCTCGGCCTTCTTGGCCGTAAAGGCGTTTAGCGCCGCCTCCTTGTTGCACCGGGCTTTTTCGGCGCGAAGTTCGTGGCGGGGTGTTGTCTGTGGGTTCATGCGGGTGATCATCGTGCTGGCTCCGTTGGGTGCATCGTTTCGGTGTAAGCAGCTTCGCTCTGGCGCGGGTGCTTATCCACTCTAATCGGAGCAATATCAGTGCTTTGATCGAGGTTTTTGGATCATCAAGTGTCATCATCGGCGCAAGCCCTTGCGGTGATTGCCAAGTTGCTGGATCTCTCGGAGCGCCGGGTGCAGCAATTGAGCCGCGAAGGGGTGCTCCCTAAGGCCACGCGCGGCAAGTACGATCTGATCGGCTCGGTGCGGGGGTATGTCCGCTACCTGCGCGACCAGGCGAACAAGGCGCAGGCCGGAGCGCCGGACTATGCGGCGGAGCGGGCACGCTTCATCCGGGCGCGGGCGGATCTTGCCGAGATGGAGGCCGAGGAAAAACGGGGTTCCGTCATCGCGGCCGAAGAGGTCGGAACCGCATGGATCGCCGTGCTGGCGCTGTTGCGCACACGATTGCTGGCACTGCCGGACCGGTTGGCGCCGCAAGCCCATGAGCTCTCAAACGTCGGAGACATCCGTAACCTGATCCGTGCCGCTATCCGCGAGGTGCTCGATGATCTCGCGCAGTCAGATGTCAAACTCGAGACCGACATTGACCTTGCGGGGGGCGCCGATCCTGAAGCGGACGGTGAAGAGGGCCCTGTCGGTTCTGAAGCCACCGCCGGATCTGACGATCAGCGACTGGGCTGATCAGAACCGCCGCTTGAGTTCCGAGGCCAGTGCCGAGCCGGGCCAATGGCGCACGAGCCGGGCGGAATACCAGCGCGGGATCATGGATGCGATCTCGGATGCCTCGACCGACACGGTGGTCATCATGTCCAGTTCACAGGTGGGCAAGACGGAAGTGGTCAATAATTGCGTCGGATACCACATCGACCAGGACCCGGCGCCGGTCATGGTGGTGATGCCGACCGAGCGCGACGCGGAAACCTGGTCAAAGGACCGGTTCTCGCCGATGGCCCGCGATACGCCTTGTCTGCAGGGCAAGATCGCCAATCCGCGCTCGCGCGACGGCACCAACAAGATCCTGCACAAGCGGTTTCCAGGCGGGCATCTGACCATTGTGGGCGCGAACGCGCCCTCGGGTCTGGCCAGCCGCCCGATCCGGCTGCTGCTGTGTGACGAGGTGGACCGTTATCCGTTCAGCGCGGGTGCCGAGGGCGACCCGGTGAACCTCGCCAAGAAGCGGACGGTGACCTTCTGGAACCGCAAGATCGTGCTGGTCTCGACGCCGACCAACAAGGGCGCGAGCCGGATCGAGGCGGCGTTCGAGGAAAGTGACCAGCGCCGGTTCTGGGTGCCTTGCCCGGCCTGCGGTGCAGAACAGCTGCTGATTTGGGGGCAGGTCAAATGGGACAAGGATGAGGCTGGCGGCCACCGCCCCGAAACCGCCCGCTACCACTGTGCCGATTGCGACATGCCGTGGAAGGATGAGATCCGCTGGTCGGCCATCTCCAAGGGCCGCTGGATCGCGGACGCGCCATTCAGCGGGACAGCAGGCTTCCATCTCAACGAGATCTATTCTCCTTGGGTGCGGCTCGAAGCCATGACCAAGGCGTTCTTGTCGGCGCGCGCTGGCGGGGACGAGACGATGAAGACCTTCGTCAACACCTCCCTGGGCGAGACCTGGATGGAGGCCGGCGAGGCGCCCGACTGGCAACGGCTGGCAGACCGGCGTGAGGCGTGGGCGCCAGGCACGGTGCCGGAGCGCGGCCTGTTCCTGACGGCAGGCGCCGACGTGCAGAAGGACCGGATCGAA